CCAACATAATGTGCATATACGATTTTTTGGAGACAATGCGCAGCCTAATGTGCAATGTTGCGTCGCGGCACATGACAATAAAAGACATCAACGCTTACATTTACCATGGTAAGTGGGAATCCAACGCATCCGCCGTAGTGTTCGCCATATGCTCAGATAACTTCCGCTACGCAATCTGCGTTAACGATGAGGAGAGTGGTAATAAAGCCTATTATGGGCGCGACATATCTAACACGTTCAACAATGTTTATTATGCGAAGAACCACTACTCGTTAAAACCGAACACCAAGACCGGCGGGGCTAAATCTAAATTCCCAGCGTTGTTTGATCGAATTAAAAAGTTCATAGATCCCAACGGTAAAGCTAAGATTAAATACATTGAAATATCTTCTGCTCCGGGCGACCTTATCGAGCACATCGCGAAAAGCGGGAATGATACAACTGCTTTCCACTATGAGAATGGCGTACCGATGGATTCTAAGAAGAAGATCACCACCGTCAATTGGAATGACGTCAACAAACTCCCCGAGTTGATAAATAAACATCGCGCCAACGACACATGCGTCATAAGTGACGCAGCCCGCGAATACAACTCCGAGCGCGTCATCAACGATATAGCGAAGCAACTAATTAAGTTGTGTAGAAGTGGTCAAATAATACCATTTGTGGTGGTCAAGACATTTGCAAACTGCGACAAAGTCATCGAGCTAGCGCAATGGTACGATTGCATTGAGAGGTATTACACCGGAGTGGGCACTGAGTGTTATTTTATGCTCAAAGGCCCGCGCACGTCACCAGGTGAATACCCGCATCATCTACGCGTCGAAGAAACTGAACACACATTCCGCATCAACATACAAGACGTCACTGACTTCGCAACCGATTTCTGTTCCGGCATTGTTAAAAAGATACTTGCCTCCGAATCTAGAAAAATAACATCTGCTGAAGACGTTGGCGATGAAATCTTGACAGGCCGAAACGATGATGATATTGTTGATGGTAAGACTACTGAAGAGGCGCAAGTCACATGGGCGGAGTTGCTTAACTCAATTAATGACATCATCAATAAAACCTTTTTCAATGATAAAGGTAATATCTCCGCCACATTCACCGCCATCACCGGATACGCATCTGCGTCTAAAACTACGCGTGCCGTTGCCCGCTATCCGGAAGCATTGTTTTGCGCGCCAACCAACACTTTGATGCACGAACACCAGCGTCGCGGTGTTGCATCATGCACACAACACCAGCTCTTGTTGCGACTTTTAAATAGCGGATTTGATTATAATCACGTCGTCATCGATGAGTGCTCACAATTCGTTGTTGAGTACATCGCTTTGGTCAAACTCATAAGACCGTCAATTAACATCACCATTATTGGTGACGTGTTGCAGACACCGTTCGTCAACTATGCCACCAAGACACAGTACACAAAGTTCACTGACATTGGTGTCACAAACAACCTAGTGACGATCTACACGGTCCCACAAGACGTGGCCCAATTTCTTCGCGATAAATTTGACTACCCAGTGATCAGTAAATCGGACGTCACAAACTCCGTGTTCGATTTTACCGGTGATATTAACACCCTTAAGAAACACCAGTTCATTTGTTTTAACAATGAAACGTGCAAGAGACTCATCAAGAGGGGTTTTAAGGCCAACACCATAACAACTTTCACTGGTAGCCGTGCCCACACGATTGTCTTCTATTTCGACGACCACGCAATGAAGAGCAAAATACTAGCAAGATCAGAGTTCATATACGTCGGGACCACCAGACACACCAACGCCCTTCTTATTGTTGGTGAAGAAAAATCAGCGCTCATTAAGTACCTTAACATCGACACCACGCTCATCGATCAATATTCAGAAAAGGCTGGCACACCCTTAATCAGCGTTGACTGCAAAACTACTGACGATATCGATCCTGCCGAGATGTTGCCACCAATAGCGGTGCATGCAGACTACGAACCACCTGTGACTGAAGACGTCAAAATCGACACAGTTATGTCTACAGTCTTACGCGTTATCAAACCTGAGAATGATCGACCAGACGCGGCTGCATACATAGACCCTCAAATCAAACCACCCGAGAACGGATTGCTCAAGACTAACACTGAGGCTCTACTCCCAGATCATCATGATAGAGAAGTGCATAAAATTGTGGAACAACCACTTTGCCTTAAGCAGGGGCGCACAGATATGGAGACCCAGAAAACGATGATAGGGAGGTACGGCAAACGCAATATCAAGATTTCTCCAGATTATGCCAAGGTGAGTAAGCAATCCCTACGCACCGCCTTGCCTATTTTGCTAGGATACAAATCATGTGGTATGGTCAACGTTAAAAGGTTCAACAACGACTTGTTCATGACTCATGAGGAGCTGGTCGTGCACCAGACCAATTACATCGAGAGTCTCCAGAAGAAAATCAACAGCAAACCTAACATCGTTAAGGAGCTCCAAGAGGAATTAGACATGGCAAAAGAGAGCCTGGGTTTCTTTAACAAGGTGCAAGCCAAACACAAATTTGAGGACGGTTTTGACACTAGTGATAAAGTGGGTCAGGGCATTGCGCAAACAAGTAAGAAGTTAAACTGTGTTTATTCGGTGTGGTCTAGAGCCATACTAGAAAGAATCTTGTACATCGCCAAAAAGAAGAAAAGATCCATCATTATAGCAACACATGGTAGTGACACAGAATTCAACGATCAGTACACAGAGAAAATCAACGCAATACCTTCGTCCGAACTCCACCATAAGACCTGGTTCTGTGCAGATTACTCAGAATGGGATTCAAGATTTAGGCACATTTTCGTTGAAATTATGGGTGAACTGCTGATTGCTGCAGGCTGCCCTGAATCCGTTGTCGAAGAGTACATCCAATTCCGAAAACAATGGGTAATGACAGCCAATAACTACAGATCAGCTGGCACGACGAAACTATATGGCGAAGAGAAAAAATTTTCAGGTGACCCTTTCACTATTTGCGAAAACACACTGTTAAACATGATGCTAACATTCAGTGCTTTTGAGTTTAAAGATGTGGCATTGTGCCTTTTTAAGGGTGATGACTCAGCAATATTATGTTCCCAAGCGTTCGAGCGCGATAACCTACCGTTCACATCACGCGGTATACAAAAGAACATATTGAGCATAACAGGTCATAAAATTAAAGTCGCAACGCATAAAGCAGGTGAGTTCGCTGGGTACATCCTCACACCATATGGTCTATTCCCTGACGCCCTTCGATCCGTGGTAAAACATCTGGGCAAGGACTATCGCGACAAAGAACATATGAATGAAGCACGTGAATCCTTAAAAGCGCGTATGAGCGTAATCAAGACAGAAACGCAAAAGCAAGTCGGCGCACACTTCTGCAGCCAACACTACGCCGACATAGGGCTCGCTATTAATAACGAAGAAGTCCTAATGCTGTTGAATTTCATGCATTCTGCCAGCATGCATGAGTACGTTTTTAGTAAAGACATAAGAAAAGATAAGAAATATCAAGATGGGGCCCTAGTTAAGATGTTAACTAGAATTTACCCTTTATAACACTCTAGGACACCTCTACATCATCCATAGAAAAGACTTGATAAATCTAAAAACGTTCGAATTAAAATCAATAAATTAAATAAATTAATTTCAACAATCATTTAACAACCCAAATTAATGGCCAATCTTTTGCGACTACAAACAGCCAAGGTTAACACTCCCACGCTCGGCACCATCAACCATGAAGGTAAAAAGATTGAGATTGAATGTGAAACCGCCTCTGGAAGAGCTTGGCTTGCTAAATATCTCCATCCTCCCACCGAAGAAGTTCAAGGCTATTGCGGATACCCAGACAAGAATACTCTCTCTACCGTTCAGCTTCATTACCGAGGAGAAAAAGAGATTGCACTCACAGCGCATAAACTCGGAAGTGTGGACGTGGCCGATGGACCAGCAACAAAGTACCTCCATCTTTTTCATTGGGGCTCTGCCGCACCCGGAATCGGCTTTTGGTATGACAAAGAAGGCAATCAACCTGGATTTGACCCATCTATTCAAAATCAGATCCTCAACAAGCAATTCGCACCAGAAAATTGGGACCGCGATCTATCACGAGTTAGACATTGTTACGGATCAGTCTCCATCTACCAGGACGAAACCGCTTTCTCGAATCGCGGTGTCATCACAGTTGCTAACTTCAGACCAGATTATGTTGATGTTGTTCAACTATCGAGCATGAACGATCGCGAGTATATTGCCCACATTGCCAAAACACTTGGCGCTGATCCCAAAACCCTTAAGGTTCCCAAGCATTGGATCAAGAATCGACCGCAGCCGACATCACGAGATGGCTACGAAGTCATACACAGCAGCGAACCACCGATCAATATCTCAGCGCCATCAAAGATCCGCATATACATTCTCAACACCATACCTAAGGACGAGACCGATCTCTTGAATCTGTCACGCAAAGCATACTCCGGTATGTTACGAGACGGTGCTTTCTTCACCTCCCGTCTCAATCAGGATGTTAACTTGTACAAACCAGCTGCTGTATACGGCGATGTGAACATATACGTGCGCGACCAAGCCGAGTTAATCCCTTTCCAAGCTTTAACCAGCACTTCAGCCCGGTTAGCTGACTGGGCCGATACCGACTTCGCTTTCACGTTCGTTATGTATTCTCAAATGTCCGTTGGCAATGAACAACAACCATTTAATGGCAATCACATCTTGTACAAATGGTTCAACGGATTTGAGGCAGATGTCACCACCGGATCAAGCCTCTCGACCTTCACATCCGCTTGCGCAATGGAGGACATAATGGCTTTAAGATTAGCCAATAACGTCCTTCATGACGCCCCCGACGCAAATGTGGTTGCAACCAATTCTTGGGCTACACTGGCTAAGCTAGCAATGCAATTAGCCCCGCAGGCAGTCGAATGGCTAGGAAACGTTTTCGGTGGCAAGAAAACGAAAGAAACCAACAAAGAGAAGAAAGCCATAAAGAAAGAAGTCAAAAAGGAGGTTAAGAAGGAGGTGACTAAGCCTAAAACGAAGTCAGCCCAAAACAACCGTCCAAAAGGGAAGCCTAAAACCGCTCCCACACCTAAATCTCAGCGCGCGAGTAATAAAGTGCTGAAGAAAGTAACCAAGAAGCTGTCTGATGCCGCTCTTGATTAAGCCATTAATAAACACACTATGCACTGGGCCTGTGTGTCAAATCAAATTGTGGTTTTCCCAGTTTCCACACCTATATGTTTTTATTTAG